GCTGTAATGTGTGTTAAACACGATTATACGCCGTCAGAAACGATGAAGATGGACGGTCAGCAGCAAACTATCTATCCAAGAAAGAACTGGTCATCTGTTGTTCTATGGAACTGTGCACACCCTTCTAATAGTGTTGTTACACCAGAATTAGTTAATACAGAGTCTGGAATGTATATGCATAGATTTATGTGGCTCAAAGATGAAGAGATTGGAGAGATTCCTTATCAATGGAATTATCTTGTTGGCTGGTATAATTCAAATGATCCTAAATTGGTACACTACACAGAAGGTGGTCCATGGTTTGAAGAATATAGAAACTGTGAATACTCGAAAGAGTGGAAAGATATTCTTTGCCTAAAATATGATTTGGTTAATCACGTTAAAGATAGAATAGCGGAGTATTGATATGAAAAACACAGACAGACTTATCTTTCTTATGGAAGAAATTGCACATCTTGAAAAACAATTACAACCACACGACACAGGTCACATCCATACAGCTATTAGTGTATTAAGACGAAGAGTACAAGAAGTAAAAACAGAGATTGATGCTGTCCCCAGTGGAAAAAGGCCTTTTTCTGCGTGGATGCCTCAGAGTCCAGAAGAACAAAAAATTTATGAGGTAAGGCGAACAGACTAATGAAAGCAGGAAAGATTTGGGGTCAGACAGAACTCATTCATGCTAACGGTGTTCTAGAGTTTCACCGCATAGAATATAAAGCAGGTTTTAAATGTTCTGAACATCAACATCAATTCAAGTGGAATGGGTTCTTTGTTGAATCAGGAAAAATGCTTATTCGTGTCTGGCAAGAAGATCAAGGATTGGTTGATGAAACCATTCTTGGTCCTGGAGACTTTACACAAGTGAAGCCAGGTAAAATTCATCAGTTTGAAGGATTGGAAGATGGTGTTGCCTTTGAACTATATTGGGCTGAGTTTAATCACGATGATATAGTGAGAAGAACATCTGGCTCAAGAAGTGATTAAAGAAGAAAAGATTTTCAAATACATGAGAGGCAAAAAATGCCTTATTATTGGTAACGGCAATTCAGATGCTGAGCCAAGCGATTACGATTGTGTCATTCGCTTTGGTGTTGGTCTGAATGGAGGTCCTTGTGATATTTGGGTTGCCAATTTTATGACTCGTGGTGGTTGTTATATTGAAAATGGAATGTTCTACAGAACAAATAGAGGTCATAGTGCTAAGATTCCAATTGCATTGTTTCCTTTTGAGTACATTGTAAGACTAAGTCAGGATCAAACAGAATATCCAAAAGAATGGCATTCTGTAACTCATTTTGTTGATAAAAATACAAACAATGAAATAAGGAATGGTTTGTATCATCAACCACTAACAGGAACAATGTTTCTAAAATGGTTGTTTATTCGTGGTCCTAAGTTAGATCTGTATCTGACAGGCTTCGATGGATTTAAATCAGATAATATTTACCATAATCTTGGTCCAGCAAGACCTCACAGACTAATCAAAGATCAAGAAGCTCTGCGGGTTTGGACAGAAGAAGGCAGGTTTCAGCTGGTGTAATTTTTTTTTATTTTTTTCTGTTTTTTCTTAAAAAAAGCGTTGACCTTTTTATAATAATAAGTGAAGATAATATATAAGGTAAAGAAATGAGGAGAACAGTTATGAAATATCAAGTTTTACAAATCCGCGAAGATCGTTGTTTAGAAAAGGCAGCCATGGATGCTATGATCATGGGTGAAGTTGATCCAGTGTTCTTTTTGTCAGCATATGAAATTGTTTGTGAGATTGAAGCTGCTGATCTTGACGAAGTGTTTGAGATTGGTAATGTTGGTCCAGAAGAGAAGATCAATCGCATACTTGATATGCATTCTGTATCTGTAGGAGACGTTCTTCGTGATGATCGTGGTCGTTGTTTTGTAGTAGCGCCAATTGGTTTTACTCGTCTTGGTGAGAAGGAGGCAGCATAATGGACTACGATGAAATCCAGAACGAAATTAATGAGTTAGAAGAAGCAATTGCAGAGTGTGAATTCGGTTCTTGCTCCTATGACTTCCTTAATGCAGAGATAGAGCACCTATCCCTGAAACTAGATCGTCTGAAAAAAGAGGCTGCATAATGTCACGTTACGATTGGGAACAGCTTGGAGCTGGATTGGTTTTTATTATTATTTGTTGTGCACTTCCAATTTTATTGGTTTGGTAAAGGAGAGAGAAATGGGAAAAGTTAAAGCATGGGCAATGGATCTTGAAGAGCAGTTTATTAACTCAGTCAGTCTTCGAATTGGTGGATGTGAACATATCACAGAACTTCACATGGCACTGACAAGAGACAAGTGCTGGAATGATATCGCTCATATGTCAGCGAATGAGCAATTAGAATTTGTCGAAGAACTTTGGAATGAGTATTGGAGCCAATATGTCTAAGTTATCAAACACACATCTTTCTTATGCACCTGATTCACCATTGTTAAACGAGACAAAGAAACCACAATTGAAAATGGTTAAGAATCAAAACTATGGTCTTGCTAGACTTAAAAAAAATAAAGAGATGAGCAAAAACTATCGTTGACCTTTTATAAAATATATGCGATAGTCTTATTGTGAGTAATTGAGGAGAATATATTATGTGGATGGAAAGAACTTTAGGTGACCTTGAGGAAGTAATTGATTTGCTCAATGAGCGTGTACCAATGATGGGTCCTTGTGAAAAGCGCTATACTAAGAACAAGCGTCTTGACCGTTTCCGTCGTGCGCAGAATGTTGTACATGACATCTTCAACAATGGTTTGATGAACCGCGGTCGTGAGCTTCGTGTTCTTGATTCTAACCTTCGTGTATGTGATCTTCCTATACATGCTTCTAATGAAGATAAGTGGGATATTATTGAAGATCGTATTACTCAATACTATCGTTGGATTATAGAAGCTGCTGTACTTGAGCAGTTTGGCCGCGAAGGTTTTCTGAAGATGGCGCATAACCGTTCTTCTGAGATCATTAACAAGGCTATCAAGAATGGTTTTATCGAGGTAAATGTATAATGAATATTTTTGTTTTAGATCGCAATCCTGTTAAGGCAGCTCAGATGATGTGTGACAAGCATATCGTCAAGATGATCATAGAATCGTTTCAGATGTTCTCTTCTGTTATCGATACAAACTATGATCCTGCCAAGAGCAGTGATGCAGATCCTCTGAAGCCTTCTGAGCGTCTTGGAATGTACGGCTATCCTAAGTCTGTTACAAAGCACAAGTGCACAGAATGGCTTGCAGAGTCTCGTGGTAACTACAAATGGATGTTGAAGCACACACGAGCTATGTGCATTGAGTATTCTAAGCGGTATGGCAAGTCTCATAAGGCTGAAGGTATGCTTATGATTGTAGAAGGTCAGATGGACCATCTTCTGTTTGATAAGGAACGTAAAACTGAGTTTGTGCAAGCAATGCCAGACAAAGTAAAAGCTAAGAATCCTGTACGTGGTTATCGCAACTACTACAATCTGTACAAGTTTCCTTTTGCTAAGTGGAAGCATAGTATTTGTCCTGATTGGTATAAGGGTGGTCCTTTGTACTTTGTGAGCTTGGAGGCTAATAGTGTCTGATAAGTGGAAAAGATTTGAGCGTATCTGGGCTTCAGATATCATTAACACTAAAAATCATTGGGCAGTAGGTATCAATTGGCCTGTTGTCGGATCGACAGGAAACAAGTATACTGTTACAATGGTTGATAAAGGATGGAAGTGTGATTGTCCTGCCATGAAAGGTAAGTGCAAACACATCAAGAAAGTGGAGAGTGATTTTGTTGGAACCGAAGCAGCTTAAATGGAAGAGAGTCAGATCCGATCTTGGCTATATTAGACAAGAAGCCTCTGAAGGCGCCTTTGAATGTTTTGCTTATCCTAAGGATAGAAAGTTCAAAGGATTCTATTCTTTTGATGGAGGCAACAAGTGGAACAGAATTACAAGAAGGACAATGAAATCTTGTAAGGCTGATTTGGAATATTTTTATAACACCTTATATGTTGACTATTACAGTAAGGTTGCGTATAAATAAGACATAGTGTTGAAGCAAACTAAACGCTAGACTGGACCCGGGTGCGATACCCGGCGCCTCCACCAAAACACTTTTAGACGAGAGTCTTTTTATGGGGGCGAAATAGGATCGACAGGTGGTTAATAGGTGAGTGGAGCTATCCCGTGGAAGCTGGGTTAACGTAACAAAACAAGTAGATGCAAACGATAACTTTGCACCTCAGGATATGCGCTTAGCAGCGTAGTCCTATGAGCCTTGAGGGATAGGCTTGGAAACAGAAGGACGAGACCGAAGGCACGTCCATCCCTCACTTAACAAAGGAGGCTTGAATGGCACCAAGAAATCATAAGGCATGGCTTGCTAAGCCAAAAGTAGAATACGTAGATTCAAAAATTTACTCTGACTACGAGATTTTTTTGCAGGAACAAAAAGAGATATTTTCCAAAGTTTGGGTTCCAATGTGTCATATATCTGAAATGAGAAACAAAGGTGATTACAGAACAATTCGAATTGCAGATAAAAGAGTGATAGCTATTAATATTGATGGTGATAATGTTCAGGCATATTATAACACTAATGACATTGACTTTCGTAAACCATCAGGAACTATTACGTATGGTGATTTTGCAACAACCGAAAAGCCTCTATATTGTGAAGTAAAACATGGAGGAATGGTTTGGGTTACTTTGGATCCCAATCCAACTATGGATGTAGAGCAATGGACATCTGGTGCTTTTGATTGTATAGCAGATGCCATTGATACAGAAGAGTTAGAAGTATTCCATTACCATAAAGCAGTTATAGATACAAACTACAAATTGTGGCATGATACTAACTCAGAATTCTACCATGACTTTATGCATTACTTTAACAGAGTGTCAGGATTCAATGATGAATATTTCGCTAGAAAAAATATTCCTTTTGATAACGGTCATGTTAATGTTAGCAGCTTTACTGTTAACTATGAAGAGTATGACGGATTTGAAGATCGCGGGGAGTTATCTTTTCCCAATTTGCCGCCCAATCAGTGGTACATGGTCGATCTCTTCCCAGGCTATAACTTCAACTTACGTGGCTCAGCCTATCGTTCTGACATTGTCACCCCGCTAGGTCCAAACAAAGTATTGATTGAATTTAGAGGATATGGATTAAAGAAGGACACAAAAGAAGAAAGAGCAAGTCGTATTAAGGCTCATAATACAATCTGGGGTCCTTTTGGTCGTAACTTGCATGAAGATTTAATTGGAGTAGCTGGACAAGGAACTACTATGAGAGAAGGAACAGAATCAAGAAGAATCCTTCATGGTAGACGCGAGAATAGTACTATCCATGATGAGATAGGAATGCGCCACTATTATTCTAAGTGGGGTGAGTTTATGGGAATGAATCCAGCACTGCCTATAGCAGCATAAAGGTATACATATGGCTGAAGAAAAAAAGAATGGTGTCGCATTAAAAAACGACGAAAACGAATTTGAGCTTATGTTGCGATTCTTTGGTAATGAGATTTTGGCAATCAAATTAGCAGCATACAATTTTAACGGCAAGTTAATTATGTGGGCTATGGTTACTATGTTCTTTACTTTTATGCTTATGGAAGTATTTGGGTTCAGTGCATGGTTAGGAATAGAAGCATACGAATAGGATCTATTATGTTTAAATATATTTTAAATTTTTTCCGCAAAGAAAGATTTGTTGGAGATTTATCTCGTCATAGAGCCTTTACTACTAAGTATGAGGATCTATGTATGTAATGGGTTGGTCGCCTAATAGACCCGCTAGTCCCTACTGTCAGGGATGAAACAACAAAGGAGAACGGAGTAAGTAAAGTCAGCAATGCATGACTTCATACTCCATCGCATCCAGCAATTATACGCTGGCACTGCTAAATTTAGAGAGGGGGGTCTGCAGGCTCCTCTCTCATCTATTAGAGAGGAAACAATGATAGAAGTAATTATAGCGTCGTTTGTAGGATCATTTATGTACGACAATGCTGATTTTTTCAGTACTGCAAAAAAACAAATGGAGGAAGGAGCTTCGTGGCACATTTCTGGTCCACAAGATGCTAATCCGTCTGTACCCAGTATTCCAGTTAAGAATCCAATTACAGGAAAAGATACAGTTATTTGGGTTTTAGAGTAATAAAAATTCTTTTTTCTTATAAATACTTACGAGTGGGAGTGATCGATCTTTAGAATGTTAAATCGACTTTAACTTTAACAAAGAGCGATCAAATGCTAGCAGAAGCTATGGCAGGAATCTCGCTGGTGAAAGCTAGTGTGGATTTCATTAAGTCTAATATACAAACAGCAAAAGATATTTCGGATATTGCATCTGGTATAGATGGTCTTTTTCGCGGCCATGACGAAGTTCAAAAGGCACGTAATAAAAAAGCATCAGGAGCAGGTGTTGCGGATCAATTTGGAATAAAAACAGTAGCACAAGAAATAATTGATGCTAGACTAGCCGAAGAAAAAATGAATGAAATGCGCAACATGATTGATATGCGTTTTGGACCTGGTACATGGAAATCGATTGTAGATGAGCGTGCAAAGAGAATCCAAGAAGCCAAAGAAGCAGCTATTGCTGAAAGAAAAAAAAGAGCACAGGAAGCTAAAGAACAAATGGAAACATTTAAACAGCTTGCTATTGGCGGAGGAGTTATTTTGATAATGGTTATATGTCTTATTGGTATGGTAATGATTGCAAGATGATTACTATTTTTCTTTGCACAATAATATTTTTATTTATTATGATATTTTATTGTGCATGGGAATACGAAAAGTCTATTACAGTAAAACCAATTCCCAAAACGGATTTGGAAAAAAAAACAGAAGATATAAAAACGAGAGTTGCTGTTGCAGCATGTAAAGAATTCAGCGACGTTATTAAAAGAGTATGATAGAGTTAGCTGCACTAGTAAAGATGATGATATGGGTTCCGTTAACCGATGTTTCAGCAGCTCATAAATACATTAATGGATATGGTACTGTTCTCGTGACTGTTTGTGAATATAGAATTGATCCAAGCATAAACTATAGACAAAGCTGGTATCCATGGACAGAAGTTATTCCATATGGATATAGATGTCCTGAATCTAAAAGAGTACAAACATATGTTAGGCAGTAATTAACTGTTGACTAATATCGCAGAATAGTGCAGAATGTAAAGACATGAAAAAAGAAGAAATAGATAATGATTGAAATCAAATCCGTTCAAACCTCTGCTAAATTTTCACATCAAATAGAAATTATAGTCAAAGAAAAATCGTTGACTTATATGGATGCAATATTGTATTATGCAGAACAGAATGAAATAGAATTAGAATCAGTTGCAAGGCTGGTTAAAATAAATTCTACTATCAAAGATAAATTGCTAGTAGAAGCGGAAGATCTAAATTTTATGAAAGAAAAAACACCTAGACTTCCAATATAAATAGTACTATATTATGATACTACGTGGATAAGAAAACATACAACCGATACAGCTATATACAGGAGACATATACATGGCTACATCATTTTCTCAACTTAAACGCTCTGGCTCATCTAACCTAGATGTACTTACTAAAGAGCTAAACAAACTCCAAGGCAATCAGCAGCAAAACAATAAAGACGATCGCTTCTGGCAACCAGAAGTAGATAAAGTCGGCAATGGCTATGCTGTTATTCGTTTCCTTCCTGCACCTCAAGGTGAGGATGTTCCATTCGTTCGTATCTGGGATCATGCATTCCAAGGTCCTGGTGGATGGTATATTGAAAAGTCGTTGACTACTCTTGGAGAGAAAGATCCAGTTTCTGAATATAATAGTCAGCTCTGGAATAGTGGCGTAGATGCTAATAAGGATCTTGTCCGTAAGCAGAAGCGTCGTCTTTACTTCGTATCAAATATCTATGTAGTAAGTGATCCTTCCAACCCTGAGAACGAAGGTAAAGTGTTCCTCTATCGTTATGGTAAAAAGATCTTTGATAAACTAAACGAAGCAATGAACCCAGCATTCCAGGATGAGACTCCTGTGAATCCTTTTGACTTCTGGGAAGGTGCTGACTTCAAATTGAAGATTCGTAAGGTAGAAGGCTATCGTAATTATGATAAGTC